ATCGCACTGGCAGTAAAGAATTATGCTGCAGAAGCAAAGGCAATCAAAGAGGAGGAAGAAAAGCTTGCGAAACGCCGTAGAAGTTGCGAAAACGCCGCACAGAGGTGCAAGGACTATCTGTCCCATGCTCTTGACGGTGAAAAGCTCAAAACGGCAAGAGTAAGCGTGTCATACAGAAACAGCGAGTCTGTGACCATTGACGACTTAGGCAGCCTGGCAGAGGAATACATCAGGATTCCAGAGCCACAGGCGGACAAGACAGCGATTAAAAAGGCGATTAAAGCCGGGAAAGAGGTCACAGGGGCACACATTGAGACTTCTAAAAGCGTGATTGTGAGGTAAGAAAGATGGGGAATATTCACAAAAAGTTGCAAAAAATTCAGGCAGAATTAAAGGTGCCCAAGAGTAAATACAGTGAGTATGGTGGCTATAGCTACAGGAGCTTAGAGGACATCTATGAGGCAGTAAAGCCTTTATTGGACAGGGAAGGCTTGATATTAGCCGTAAACGACGAAATTATTATGCTGGGCAACCGATTTTACATAAAGGCGACAGCAATTTTAAAAGACATAGAAAGCGAGGGCAGTTTTTGCACTACAGCATACGCCAGAGAAGAAGAAAGCAAAAAAAAGATGGATGCAGCACAAGTTACCGGCTCGGCATCGAGCTACGCGAGAAAATACGCCTTAAATAGCTTGTTTCTTCTGGATGATTCCAAAGATGCGGACACAGACGAATAC